TCCTTCGCAAAGGGCTTCGCTTCTGTTAGAAGGTCTAGGTTGATCTAACTATAGCGTCTAAAGTATGTTAGATCGACCCAATTTATCTGCAACCTTCTTTCTATATGCTGAATCTCTTGAGTAACGAGGGTCATTCATAGCTTCTACTAACTGTGCATTTGATTCAAAGACATCATTACTAGATCCTCTTGATGACCTACCACCTATAAGTCTTGGCTCTTGATCTGTTGCTGCTAAGTAACGTGCCTGGAGTCCGTCAACTGCAAGTCTTACAAAACTTATATCAGGAGATTTTACTGCTTTGTCAAATGCAGCAGCTTCTTCTTTAGTCATGTTATCCGCAGCCCAATACACCATCTTCTCATAGTTTTCTTTGCCACCATACTCATTCATAAGATCGTTAGCTTGCTGTACTGATAGCTGGTTGTCACTTGTCTGCCTGTACTGCACGCCATCAAGATAGGACTCGACCATCTCTCTGTTAAATCCTGCTTTGTTGAGAGCATCGTAGTCAGCATCCTCTAGCTTGCCAGTTTTTTGCCAACGCTCATTCATGCTGTTGTAGTCAATATTTGATTCTTCAAACTTACTGCCTATATAGTCGCCATATATTTCCCTGGCTGACTGTGGCTCAGACTCTACAACCTCTTCCTGTCTTTGCTCTGGAGGTTGGCTTTGCTTTCTTTGTAGTTCCAGGTACGCTTTCTCTAGCTCTTCCTGACTCTTGTATTTACCAGCAAGTAGTTTCTCCTCCCCTTGGATCTCAACATTATCCTCTTGGGTAATCTGTTGTTCCTCCGTGGCGTTAGGATCTACAGCTGTGGTAGGTTCTTCTCTAATAGTTACTGGTTCTGGCATGATTAACCGATAATAATTTCGTTAGTTTTTGGATCACGTTTTGCAGCTGTGAAAGAGGCTGTGGGTTCTGTGTTATCTTCCCCCTGTATGACTATCTCTTTAACTCCTGTAACTACAGGTGCATCAGAGACAGGTTTTTTAGCTGGCTTTTTAGACAGCTTCTGTGAGTTGGTCGGCATCAATACCTCCTGTTTCGCTAGTGATTGCTGATAGTGCCTGTGCAGCCCTCTCAGGATCTGCACCCTGGAAGTTCTTAACGGCTTGCGCCATTGCAGGGGATTTAATTCCTGTCTCCAGTAGTTGCTGTTGCTGTGCTTGTTGCTCGGCTTCAGCCTGGGCTGCTGCTTCCTGTTGCAACTGAGCCTTAGTCTTAACTAAGTTAGTTGTATCAATAGAACCACTAGCTGCAAGTCTGCGTAGTGCTTCCTCGACATTTAAAAACTGAGTCATAGCTTGTGGACCAAGTGCCTGGTTAGCAGTTGTTATAAAGTCTATAAGCTTATTGCGATCATCGCCACGACCAATAGCCTCTATACCAGTAACCGCCTTCTCTTTTATTAATGGTTCTCCTGTTACTTCGCTTCTTGGGAAATCAGGTAACTTACGCTTTCTGCGTAGTATATGTATTAGTCGTCTTACAAGTGGCAGCTGTAGTTCTCGGCTAAGTATGGAATATAAACCAGAGATACCAGCATCTAATTCCTGTGCCATATATCTTATCTCTTCTGCTGTTACTCTTTCTCCTGGTCTTTGTATCGCTGTGTTAAGCATGAACGCAAAAGCTAACCTATTCTCTATACGTTCTATTGTTTGATTAGCTATCTGTAGATCTTGTGATTTACCAGCTGCCTGTAAGACTGTGACATCGGCAGCGTTCCCTTGTACGATGCTTCCATTCGATGCCTGGCTAAGTGTGCGTGGCCTTGTTGTGCCATTTGGATTGCATAAAAATAAAACTTTACTTAGGCTTGCGCTTGCTTCAAGTATAGCTTTGTATAAATTTTCTAATGCAAGTAAGTCGCCATAGTACTGCTCAACGTATGACCTTCCGTACATTTCTGAGTCCACCCTATCTTGGCGCAATGCGATCCAGGGAGCTACATCTGCTGCGCATTTACCATGCGTACCAGGTACTTCTTTGCCTTTTATTTCCTGATACCAATGGCATTGGTCATCCATAAATTTAATACAGGTATATATCTTGACCATTCTTTTTTCCATATCATCGTCATCTTCTTCATCTTCCTCCAGGTACTCTTCTGGTAGTGCATCTTTAAATATCTCCTCCTCTACAACTATCTCTGTCACGTTACCCATAGGGTCACGGCATAGTACATAGGAATCTAAATGTATAACTTTTATTCCTTCATCACTTATATACAACAACACGTTACCGCCTACGAGTAAATGCTTTAATGCTTCGTGCATTGCAGCACGCCCACCTAAAGTTTCAAACTGTCTCATTACTGCTTGTTCTACTTTTACTAAAGCAGAATCAAACTCAGTAATCATTTGTGGATCTTGGTTGCTTGCAAGTATTGCAAGGCTATCTATTTCTAATTTAAAAAAGTTTTCGTTTGTAGGGAAAAGAGTTACGGCCAGCTTTGATGTCATGTGACCTACTCCTCTTGCACCTAATGATTGATATGGGGTAGGCAACCTACCAGCATCTCCATAGTTTTCATCCTCTATCAATCCAGGAATAGTAACCTTACTACAATCTCTAGCACGCATAAGTGGAGAGTTTCTGTCTACACGCAACTGCTCATAGCGTTGTGCAGCTGTGCCACCTGACGAGCCATACAACGCAGACTGCGTATCGACATTGTTAGTAAGTCTTATTTTCATTTATGTGTTAGGTATTGTAAGACTACCTGATCCACCAGCACCAGGAACTAAATCAGTTCTATATCTTCTTCTGTTACTACCTCTCTTGTTAAGTGGTGTACCACCCATGATTTGACCTACAGATAATAATGCTGCGTTAGCACCTGTTGCTGCGTTAGCACCTTGCGCAGAAGGATCAGCTAGTGGAGCAGGAGCTACCTCTGTCGCACTAGCAGCGACTTCAGCTATAGGCTCTGGTGCTACAGGAGCTTGTGCCTGGGCTGCTGCTTGCTGTGCCTCAAATCTTTCTCTTTGTTCCTGCAAGTTTCTTTCAAACTGTTCTTGCTGTATGCGCATCTGTTCTCTTTGCAGTTCCATTTGCTCACGATGTCGCCTTTCAGCTTCCTCGTTATTGTTTCTCCTTCTTCTACACATAGCTTTAATCTTGTAGGTTGTTTTGTTCAATATAAACCGATTCAAGAATATTTACCAGCTTTACTATGCCAGAATATACCCAAATCTCACGATCAGTCATATCAATACTAGGGCATCTCTCTGGAAACTTCTCTTTTAATTTAATAATAAGTGCTTCGTCAATAGCTGGATAGCCTTCATCTATTGTAGGGTCAATGGCTGCCATAGTTGTACCTCTCCTGTAGTGTAATTGTACTCTCCATCTCGTAAGATGCGTGTTAGCTGTGCCGTCATAACAGCATCAGCATAGGTTTTGTT